CTATCTAAATCCAAACTCTGTGCAACCAGCACTGAGAAACTTTATGGAAGAATACAGTGCCAACTGTGGTTTTATTCTTACTTGCAACTTTGTTAATAAAATTATCGCACCATTACAAAGTCGTTGTTCTGTCGTAGATTTCAAAATTAGCAATGCTGACAAACCTCAAATGGCTAAAGAGTTTTTTGGTATGGTGCAGAAGATTCTTCTACTAGAACAGGTGGAGTATGAGCAAAAGGTTGTTGCTGAAGTAATCAAGAAACACTTTCCAGATAATAGGAGAATCTTAAATGAACTACAGAGATATTCTGCTACTGGTTTTATTGACTCTGGTATTTTATCTAATCTTTCAGATACAAATATTAAAACTCTTATTGATGCAATAAAGAACAAAGAGTTTAGTGCTGTTCGTAAATGGGTAGCACAGAATGTCGATGGTGATGTAGCGCCACTTTTTCGTAAAATTTATGATGGAATGAATGAATACATTCAGCCTCAGAGCATACCACAGACTGTAGTTACACTCGCCGACTACCAATATAAGTCTGCTTTTGTTGCTGACCAAGAGATTAACTTTATGGCGTGTCTGACAGAACTAATGGTGGAAGTAGAATGGAAACAATAATCAATCAAATGAATGAAGAAAAAGAGGCCAAGGCTCTTGAAGAAATGCAGAAGTGGAAAGAAGAGAATGTCATTGAATATGTGGAAAACAATGACACTGTTCCATATCAATGGTATTCTTGGGGTCCACCACTATGTCAATTTCAAATCACTGATGAAGAACTTGATATTGTAAAGAAACAAATCGAGAAAGATGAAGATGGAACAAATTATGCTCATCAGTTAGCAGGTGCAGTAGAAACACAAACTGGATTTAGTGATTTAACGAGATATAATATTTTCAATACAATTGCAAGATATTTCTATGCGTATACTAGACACGCATTTTTGAATCATTCGGTTATGGCTGAAACTGAAGAATTTAATGTGAATCACATATGTCAATCGTTAGAGTGTAGTACTATGTGGGTAAATCATATGGTTGCTGGTGATTATAATCCTCTGCACACTCATGATGACCAAATGTCGTTTGTTCTTTATACAGAAGTGCCTGAAGGACTTGACGCTGAGATAGAAAACAGTTATAATGAAAGCACTAGAAGAGTAGCACCTGGCGCAATTGAGTTTAGATATGGAACATCAAACATTCATCCATTGTCCTGTATTATCAAAAGGTCATTTCCCCCAAAGACGGGCGAATTGTTTATCTTTCCAAACTATCTGGAGCATCAAGTGTATCCATTTAAGAGTGAAGGAGTAAGAACTTCAATATCAGGAAATCTAAGATATAATAGAGTTTACGAATGAATCCATTTGATTATATTAATGCTATCAATACTAGTAAGAAGAATCTCATGCGAGGTTCAGATAATGACACTCTCGCTGAGAAGTCATATTCTTCTTACATGACTAATCGTGCATTGTCTTATCATTTAGATACAATTGGTGTTGCGAATGAGATGAATAAGCGTTGGGAAACAGACAATCTCCTTCAGTTCGAGTATTTACTAAATACTGTTAGACCCAAAAAGAGGTTTGCAAAATGGGTGAAGAAAGATGATGAAGGCGATTTGTCTGTTGTGAAAGAATACTATGGTTACAACGATTCTAAAGCATTACAGGCCCTTTCTATCCTTTCTTCAGAACAATTAATAAAGATAAGAAAAACACTGGAAAAAGGTGGGAGTAATGACGGTTGATATTAGTAATCTCGTAGAGGTGACATTAAAAGAGGATGATGATTTTCTAAAGATTAGAGAAACACTAACTCGTATTGGTGTTGCATCTCGTAAAGATAAGACAATCTATCAGTCTTGTCACATTCTACACAAACAAGGTAAGTATTATATTGTACACTTCAAAGAGTTATTTGCGCTTGATGGAAAGCCAAGTAACTTTACTGATGACGATAAAGCACGGCGAAATACCATTGCTAACTTACTTGCTGAGTGGGGATTGATTGGACTAGCAGATGAAAGTAAATCATCTGAACCAGTAGCACCATTATCACAAATTAAGGTGCTACCATATAAAGAAAAAGACGAATGGATTTTGACTGCTAAATATAATATTGGAAAGAAAAGATAGTATGGAAAAAAGATTGATATACTCTAACTTTCGTGGTGTAGAGGACTTTATGAATGCATTTGGACAGGAAGTAAAAACTGAGCCAGAATTTCCAAACGAAGAAACACAAAAATTAAGAGTAGAACTCATCGAAGAAGAACTTGGTGAGTTGAAAGAAGCAATCGAAGCAAAGAACCTTGTAGCGATTGCTGATGCTCTTACCGATATACTCTATGTTACTTACGGCGCAGGTCATGCATTTGGTATCGACTTAGACAGATGCTTTGCTGAAGTGCAACGAAGTAATATGAGTAAACTTGGTGCAGATGGGAAGCCAATCTATCGTGAAGATGGTAAGGTGCTGAAGGGGCCTAACTATCGTGAGCCGAATCTGTACGAAGTTATGTACTCTACATATCTTGATGCAAGAGCAAAAAAGATTGCAGAGAACAAGCCTGATGGGCTATAAATAAACCGTATGGCGCCATAATGGGCCATCTATAAAACAATCTTGCTTAATAGGAGATTAGCAAATGACACATTTAACTACTTTCGATATTAATCGACTCACCCCTTATGCAGTTGGCTTTGACCGTGTATTCGACAATTTGTGGAAATATGCGGAGCATCAATCACAGTCAACAGGTTTCCCACCCTACAACATTCGCAAGGAATCGGAGACTGAGTTCTTCATTGACTTGGCGGTTGCAGGCCTCTCAAAAGAGGACTTAGAAGTGGAGCATAAGCAAGGTGAAATCACAGTTCGCTCAACCTATGAAAATATCAGTGATAGTGCTGAACTAATTCATAGAGGGATTTCCTTCAAAAAGTTTAATCGTAAGTTTACACTTGCAGATGACATTGAAGTAAAGAGTGCTGAACTGAAAAACGGAATGCTTACAATCGAACTTGAGCGTATCATTCCAGAAGAGAAGAAGCCTAAGTTAATTGAAATCAAATAAGGACAGGGGGCTTCGGCCCCCTTCCACATGAGGATGATATGCTGACATATTATAATGATGATGATGGTATTGCAGTCATTGACGATTTAATGCCAGTTGAGGAAGCAGAAAGATTCAATCATATTTTCTTTGAAGATAAGAGTTGGATTGCTGGTTGGAATAGAGGACTATCAGATAAGAATGTTGATAAGTGGAACTGGCATCGCTCTGTAGGGAATGATGTTCAAAACCTTTATACAGAATCAGTAGACTTGAGTATTTTACCAGATGAAATTTCAAATCTCTGGTATTATGTCGAAGAAGCAATCACAGAACATTTCAGCGTGAAACATTATATGACACGCTATTATTCAAATTCACACACATATGGAGTGGATGGAAGCATACATACTGATGACGGTGATGTAACGGCTCTCTATTATCCTTGTATGGATTGGGATGCTGAATGGGAAGGTGGAACTTCTTTTTACAACAAAGAGAAAGATGACTGTATTCATTATTCGTCATACAAGTTTAACAGACTTATTCTGTTCAAAGCAAAGATACCACATAGGGCTATGCCTGTGACAAGAGAATGTTATCAGTTAAGAACCTCTGTGGTGTTCAAAACTAAAATGGATATTAATGACCCCACATATGCAGAGTGGTATAGGAGAAGAAATGGCTGAACAAAATTGGGAAAAGTGTCTAGAAACTATCCTTCATCATGAAGGTGGTTATGTAAACCATCCAAAAGACCCTGGCGGTGAAACCAATCTTGGTGTTACTAAAAGAGTTTATGAAGAATGGGGTGGCACTAAAGATATGAAAGACTTGACAGTAGAAGATGTCGAGCCTATCTACAAGAAGAACTATTGGGATAGAGTAAAGGGCGATGACTTGCCTGCTGGACTAGACCTTTGTGTTTTCGATTTCGGTGTTAATGCTGGAACAGGTAGAGCGGCAAAGTTTCTACAAGGACTAGTTGGTGCTGGACAAGATGGTGCAATCGGCCCAGGCACACTAGGTAAACTTGCTGAGTATCTTGAAAGCCATACTGTTGAAGAGGCAATTGGTGAGTATCAACACAAGAGACAAGGTTACTATGAAAGTTTGTCTACCTTTGGTACATTTGGTAGAGGTTGGACACGGCGTGTAACTGAAACTACTGAACTTGCACTTGAGATGATGGATTAACTTTTGTAATATTTGTGCAAAAAAAGTCTAGTTTATACATACGAGCATATACACCTATAACTAAGGAGTAGGTAATGGACAAGGCTCGTAAACTTTTCAAAAAGGTAAAGAAAATGGAACTAGGCAATCCTGTCATCACTACACTTATTGGACTTGTAATATTCTATGTCGGACTCAAAACATTCTCAGGCGGTATGAAGTCGATGGGAAATATGGAGCATCTATCATGGTTTATTGCAAGTCCTTTTTATATGTTCATTGGTGGTATTGTTATGACACTCTTATGGCAATCATCATCACTTTCAACAACAGCAATCATAGCATTAGTAGCATCGGGCGCAGTTCCTCTTCCCGCCGCTATAGCCGCTGTATTAGGAGCAAATATAGGAACGACTGGCACCATATGGTTAGCCGGTCTTTTAGTATCTGATGGTATGCCCAAGGGCGATACATTACGAATAGCGATGGCGCACACTGGAATGAATCTGCTCATGGCATTATCAATGCTTCCATTTGTTCATCATATAGCAAGATTTTTATCAAAGTTTACTTGACATACTTGACGACCTGTGATATATTTACATCATGCGATTCTATACAAACACATACACAAGAGGTAATCTTGTCTACATTCGTGGATACGACAACGGTGTTCGCTTTGTAGACAAGATACCATACTCCCCAACATTCTATCTTGCAAGCAAGCGAGACAGTGATTGGAAGACTGTCAATGGCACGCCCGTTGAACCAGTTGTCCAAGGCTCTATTCGTGAAGCGAGAGATTTTGTCAAGCGATATGCTGATGTCGATGGGTTTACCGTCTATGGTTCAAACCTGTATGAGTATGCTTGTCTGAATGAGCAGTATGGTAACGATTACGATATCGAACACATTCGTGTTGCTAACATTGACATTGAGGTTGGTTCTGAGGAAGGGTTTCCAGAGCCGTCTGATGCTAAACAACCTATCACTGCTATCACTGTAAAGATGAATGGTAAGGTGTTCGTGCTTGGTGTTGGTGAGTATCACAATACCAGAGATGATGTTCGCTATCTCAACTGTCAGACTGAAGGCAGATTGATTATGAAGTTTCTCGACTTGTGGGAAAAACTTGATGCTGATATCGTCACTGGTTGGAATGTTCGCTTCTTTGATATTCCCTACCTTGTCAATCGTATCACTCGTCT